AATAACCTTTGAAGCAGTGAACGAGCCATGTATCAATAGGTTGCCTGTTGAACTAGCGTCAAAGATACCAAAGTGGCTGACCGTTCCCCAGTCGCCTGTTGCGGCTGAGAACTCAATAGCCGCATCATTACTAGCTGTGCCGGATGCCGCTACGCCAAAGCTGGCCGCTACCCTGCCATAACCAGAGCCGGATAGCTCTGTGCCGGAATTGTCATCACCGAATGATCCGGTTGACAGGCCGACATACACCGTGGCTGGTGCTGTGTAACTTGCTGTGGCGAGAATGTGGTCAAGAATTTCATTCTCAAGATAATCTGACATTGCGCTCATAGTTTACTCCATACTCGCGTTTTGCTTGCTGTAAATAGATTTAATCTGCAATGAACCAGTGCCGTAATGTGCGCGTTGCTCATCGCGTCTAACTTCCTCAATCCCACGGCTGAACTTCTGATCATACTGTGCGGCTCTCTGCTCATCGAGCAAATAGGCATAGGCTTCCGCTAATGCACCATACAAGTAAAGATCAGGCGATCTCAGAAACAGCGTTGGTGTGTTGCTGTCACTGATTGCCGTCAATGATCCAATATACACGATTTCTGCAGTGTATGCACTGTCAGGCACTGGCCGCAGTTTCATCTCGCGTCCAACAATGCTGAAACCCAGAGGCTTGCCAGTAGCATCGCTAGGATAACTGCCGTCAAGTGACGTTGGACTGTGATAGGTCAGAACCGTTAGCGGTGACGTGTTTAACTTAACCTCACGCACCTCACGCATGTCTGTCGGCAGGGCTATGTACTCATCGCCAGATGTTAGCGTAGCCGTTGACCGCTTTTCCTGTTCGCGTGTTTCTAACTCGCGTGACATCCGGCCTTCTGCAAGCTGAATAAAGTCCGGTATCTGCGCGGTCAGGTCATCCCTTGCTAAAAAGTTAGCAATAGATGTTTTCAATTCTGCGTATGTGCCAATGCTCATATGTTACCGCCACCAGTCCTAAAGTCGCGGTTCTCACTGTCATTGAGCCACCGCTTCCATCCGTTAGGGTTTTCACTAGGCTTGCCCAGTGTCTTCAAAAGGTGATGATACAATACATTCGGTATTTCGGCAACGTGCTGGATATGCTTCTGCGTTCCACGCATCTGACCGTATTGCCAGTCGTTGTTCATCTGCTTGTTAATACGCAGTAATGGGTCAAATCTCTGCTCTGTGACAATGTGATCGCCGTCAGCATCGCTTTCGATATAAGTGGTTTTGCCTGTCGTGGGGTCTGTGATCAGGGGGCGTTTCATATTTCACCTATGCAAATGATAGTGATAATCGTTCTTATTCGCAAAAGAAAGGGGCGGCGAACCGCCCCTCTCATAGATTAGTTAGGCTGATGTGCCGTCCAAATCAAGCACAGCGGCGTGCGCCTTCGGTGCTAGTGGCTTTAGTGTCCACTCGCAGATGATCTGGAATTTCTCGGCATCACCTGTTGCGGCAATTTCGTTTTCAGCGAAATTACGGCCATTCAGTGTAGCAACCTCAACAAAGTCTGGGTCAATCAAGAACAGCTTGTCATTGCTCATGAAGCGTGACGGTGCAACCTCGATTGTGCCAAAGTCAGTTAGGAATACAGATGTTGAACCAACATATGTGACCTCCTTTGCTTTGGTCATGTTGACTTGGTTGTTGACCAAGTTGGTTGACGCTGACAGGTCTGAGAACACTGCGCGGTTAGCGGCAGATGTTACCATCAGTGATGGTGAACCACCGTCTGTCCATGCGTCCTGCATACCGTCTTCGATCAGTGCCAGTGACAGACCGCGTGATGCGGCAGTACCAACAGTCACTGTGTCTGTGCCAAGACCAGCAGAGAAGGTTGAACCACTGCCTACTGAACCGTTTGTGATCCAAGTCATCAGCGATGCTGACTTGCGTGGCTCAGATGCAGAACGTGCTACGTTGGTGTCACCGATTGCTTTTTCGATGTCACGGCGCAGTTCCAAGGATTTCAGTACACGCTGATACTGAGATTCTTTTTCACGGCCAGCCTTGTCAACCTGCTCAAGTGTGTTGGAAACGGCATATGACTTTTGTGAAATCTGCATGTAGTTACCAGCACGAACAGTTGGTGTTGCGGCGGCTACTGTCGCGTCTGCACCTTCTGATACAAAGTTGGTAGCACTTGCGGCCGCCAATTCTTGAACCTGCCACTCAAGGAAGATTCCGTTGCCAGTTGATTTTTTAACCGCAGAGAAGATTGGTGTTTCATCTGGGTCAATACGATAAATTACATCAGCAAGCTGTTCGCGCTCACCAATGGCATCTGCTGTGGTAAATGTAGTCATAATAAGCTCCTGTTAATAAACTACTTAGACATTAAAAAGTTTACCGCCGCATCAACAGACTTTGCCTTGTCTAATCTGTTTAATGCTTCACGGCGTTGACGTGACTTAACTTGAGCCTTTGTCTTGGGCTGACCGCCCTTTGCAACCTTTGGTGCGCTTTGGACTTTCTTCTTAGCGGAAGGGGCTTCCTTCTGGAGCTTGTCCCACTGCCATGCCTTATATAGCATTTCAATTGCTCGTGCGTCAGACGCATTTGCAATCTCATTTTCGCTGAAGCCTATGACATCCTGTGCATACTTGATGACCTCAAGACGTTCATTGTTTCTGCGGCTTTCGTCACGCCATGCTGGTACGCGCTCCAACATTTCGTTCTTCTGTGCCGCCAGATGCTGTTGCATCTGATGTTGCGCTTCAACGCTTTGCTGTTGAGCGATGCGCTCTCGCTCTTGTTCAACTCGCGCAATTTCTTCTTTGCGCTTGTCGTACTCGGCCTTCATAGCAAACAGTTCTTTTGCTTCGTACTGTTGCGATAGTGCCGTCCAGTCAGGTTCATTAGGAATTGTCTGCTGGAGTTGGTTGCTTACTTGCTCAAGTTGTTGAGCGTAGTAATCACGATACTGTTTGACTTGCTCGGCCTCTTGTTCAAAGGCTTTGCGCTGTTCAGCCAGTTCCTGACTACGCTTTGTAAAATGCTGTTGACGGCTGTATCCTGATCTGAGTTCTTCAAGCGTCACCTCATATTCTTCACCGTCCACTTTGACGGTATAAACACTTGGTTGCTCTGGCTCGTCACTTTCCTCAGTGTCGTCCTCAACATCTTCGCCGTCATACTCATCCGCTTCGGCTTCGGGTTCATCTACCTCGGCTTGGGCATCTTCGTATTCTGGCTCAGAGGCTTCCGGCTGTTCTTCAACCGCCTCGGCCTCTACGCTCTGTTCTTCGTCAACCGTGTCCTGTGTAGGGGGTTGCATTAACAGGCTTACTGCATCTTGTGCTGATATTGCGCCGTTCTCAATAGAGTTATCGGTACTCATCATCTACATCCTTTATAAACTGATTTTGGGTTTCATTTCAAGCCTTCAAGACTTGACTTCGCAATCTTACCGTCCGTAACCACACTTTCAATGTGGCCACGCACCGCCGTAAGTGCTTGCAGAAGCTGGTAAACGCGCTCTCGGTTCTCAGTGTCAGCGACACCGGATTCCCTCCACGCTGTTATAAATTGATCCTCTAAATACGAAAACGATTCTTGTAACAATTCGTTTCGTAGGAGTGCCGCCGCTCTTTCGCCGCGATCCATACGCTCACGCAATTTTCCTTCGTTCATGATAAAAGAGTATATCCTTGTAAGTTATAGGGGTCAGTGTACATGCTTGGCCGTGTGGCCGCGCCCATGCGGAAGGCAGTGTTTGCCGCCGCAAAGTCCTGTGGTGAGCCGAAGCCAGCTTCTAGCAGTCCTGCTGGTGGCTGGTCTAGCAAGCCCATACGGGCATAGTAATCGCCGGATGGTGCGGTTGGTGCGGCTGGTGCTGTCGGCTGAAATGGGCTAGTTGAGCGTGTATCCATGATACAGGCTTGCAGTGTTTCGTTGAAATAGTAACCTTCTGGGCAACGCGCCTGACCTGTCATTGGGTCTTGCACTGGGGCGACCTGCTGTTGTCTGCCACCATTATCTCTGTCAAAACGGCCGCTCACATCAAATGGGTTATATCTTGGATCGCCTGAGTACACTCTTTGCTCAAACGGCAACATTTTTGCAATCAAAGGGATTATGCCCATAGGAATTTCTGACGGTGGTGTGATCTGCCCGACAATATTACCAGCAGGATCACGCACAGGCTGGTAACGGCTAAGTGCCGCCTGTTCCTGCATAATTCTACCTTGCCTAGCAAACCTTTCAGCCTCTGCCGCCGCTTGTTGTGCCGCCGCCTGTTGCGCGGCTTGTTGGCGCGAGGCTTCAACTGCGGCCGCTTGACGAGCCGCTAATGCGGCCGCTTCTCTTTGACGTGAGAGCATTTGGCCGCGATCACCACCTCCGCCACCGCCGCCGGATGCACCGCTACGGTCTGCGCCCGAAAACCCTGCTTGGCCAGCACCACCGCCGCCTCTGCCTCTTTCTGAACCTGATCCTGAGTATGATGCCATGACTACCTCGGTAAGTTGGTGCTGATCTCGGCATCAGTCTGTGCCTTGATAGCTCTTAGTTGTGCCTCTGCCGCGAGTTCCTGCCGCCGTAGCTCTAGCTCGGCTTGCATCTTCTCACGCTCTAACTGCATCTCCATCTGCATACGCTCACGCTTCAATGCCATCTCCTGCTGGAGCTTGGCCATCTCTGCTTGCATCTCAGCCGCATTAGGGTCTTGCTGTGGCTGTTGTTGCATCATCTGCATCTGCTGTTGAATCTGCTGTGGGCTGTTAAAGAACTGGTCAGCATCCTTGAAGCCGCCAATCTCTGCAATGCTACGCAATGTCTGCACATACTGCGGAAGGCTAACAACAGGATTGTTTGCGCCCAGTGTTTGCAGTATCTGCTCTTGCTTCGCCGCAATAGCTTGCAGGAAAGCAATCTTCTGTTCATCGTCAGCCGTACCCAAGCCAACCTGTACAATGACATCAAACTCACTATGCCACTCAGCCGGATCAATAGGCACAAAGTTATTCCGCAGTCTGACAATCCGCGCCTTGTTATCGTACTTGGTAACAAGATGCAGTATGCCCTTAAACAATTGCTTCACACCACACTCAGCCATAGTCCGAGCATAGCTTTCCAGCTTAACCTGTGCGCCTCTGACAGTCGCGCTGATAGCACTAGCTGTTGTGGATTGCAGAGCATTGGCATCAAGCCCTTGTGATGCCTTGGACTGGCCTGTGCGCTGTTCCTTGACTTGATCAAGATATCCTAGCAATGGCTGGATTTCATTGCCGACAGGGTTGCCCTGAATAGGCTGGATCATACCCTGCTGACGAACGCGAATAATACCGCCAGCAGTTCCATCCAGTAGGTCATCCAAATTGACCATGCCCTCAACAGCCGCTATGCGTGGCAATGTGCTGGTGTAAACGCTATCCAGATACTGACGCATCAGCGTGGATTTGATAACCTGCAAGTCCTCTGTCATGTCGTAGATAGACCGACCAATGAGGCGGTGAGGCATCAGAATAGGGCTGACAACTGCAAATGGTATATGATCATATGGCTCGTTACTGATGATTTCAGTGCCACCTTCGCCGATAGCGACAATGCGGCGTAACTCAGCAATGCCATCGTCATCGTGGTCAACCTTCATGTAACACTCGTAATAGACAACCTCTGCAAGTGTTGGGTCTGCCGCATCAATACCTGTGTTTGCCTCTAAGTCCTGATAGCGCACTGACCGTTCTTCATCTAGGTCTAGGTCACTGCCTGTGCCAGCGTGACGCTCAACAACCTCGCGGTCATAGCCCATAGAAACCAAGTCGCTTACACTCATGCTGGTACGGTGTGCAACAAAATGCGCGTCCTCTAAATCAACTGCGCGGCGGTTAATCAAAAATTCTTCCGGTGGAATATTCGCTACTTTGATCTTGCCGGACTTACGCTTGACCTTAACGCGAACACTGAACGAGCTATCAATAGGCACTTCCTCGCCTGTCATCTCGTCTACCATGAACGCGGTGGCTTGCTCAGAGATCGTGCCGACTAACTCATAGTCTGGGTTTGCCAGCAATGCGGATAGTTCCATCTCATTGAGGTTTTCATATTCTTCCTCAGTGACATCCTCTTTTTCTTCGTAGTAATACTTGACAACGCCTAGCCGGAATAACAGCGCATCCTTGAACCAGTTGTTCAGGATTTTATAGCCTTCGTTGTCGTGATTGATTACATAGTTCACATAGTCTGTGATCTGGTCAGCGCGTTCAACGTCCTCTGCTGTCCTAGCCGCAAACCGCACATACTGGTCATTGGCTGTAAACACACGCATAAGATTCGGCATGATCTGTTCAATGGTATCCGCAACGTCTGTGCTGATAACCTGTGACCGACCCTCAACCTCATTGCCTAATGGCTCACCTAAATAAAAGTCTAGGGCGCGGATACGCTCTTGGCTGTACTCGCTGTCAAAGTGGTTCAGGGAATCCCTGATCTCACTTGTCACAATGCTGTTAAGTTGGTAGTCGTCCATTTTTGCCATTACGTTTTACCTTCGCGCCATACACGCATTTGCTCTCAGTATCGCATATTTTTCGCGTAACGCAATTAGCGCAACGCTTGAACTCACTTTTTGCCTCGGCTTTTTTTGCCGGAGATGGCTGACTTGGCCTTCTGTATAATCGTGTTATCATCCCTAACCTTGCCTGACATAATAGTGCCATTGCTCGTCAAAACTGGCACTGGCTTTGGCTGTGGTAGCTCCATAGATACAGCATTTCGCTTTTGGATACAACGCCCCATATTGGCGCAACGCCCACGATAGGGGCAGTCTTTACATACGTTCATTATAACAATCCTTGTGGTTGTGGCTGGTCTTTAGAGAGCAAGCCCTCGTCAGTATCTTGCATCGCGCCTTTTACGGCTGTGACTGATACACCAGCAGGGATACCGTATTTTTCCATGATCTTAACTAATTTATCATCAAAGATGACGTAATTTCTTTCCTTGTTATCAATGCTTCTGTTTGCCCAGTCTAATGCCTCTTGTTCTGTTTTATACGGCTGGCTTGTAGTCACAATTCTTCCGCTACCGCCCAAACCACCTTGCCTATTATCAACTGCAACTTTTGCACGATACCCATCAGCGTCCTGTACAATATCAATTAACTCGCCCCCAGATGTGTTTCTTGACGAGTTGCTAAAGAACTTTATTCCCTTAATACCATATTTATTAAGCAATTCTTCACCAGCATTGTCCTTACCCCTGATAGCCGCAAAATCATTTAAAAATGAAACAACACTTCTATTCTCACTTAAAAGACTTGCTTTCAAGTCACCCCTAGGCATACCAAAATTTTCTAAATCATCCGCTGTAATTTCGTTTTCAACCAGCTTTGATATTTTTGCCTTTATATCTTCGCTCTGATTTCCAATAGGCTTGTCATAATCAAGCAGTTCTTCTGGTTTTGGCTCAAGACCAACTTTGTACATTTTCCCTGTTGCTGGCGTTATGTCGTCAGAGTTTATATCAAGTAAAGCCTGCTTTTGTTGCTGTAAGTCAGTTACAAGTAATTCTTCAAGAGTGCCACCGCCTTTTAATTCTACTACACCAAGATCAGCATCAGATTGACCAGCTTTGCTATATTTTTCTATTTCAGCATCAATCCGCGCTAAAAGACGCTCTTTAGCCTTCTCAGGTTTTGCCATTTTAGGGTTAGCTGGCAGGTACTTTGCCATTTCATCTGCAATGCTTGTGATTGCGTGATACGATGGTGGCGCAACTTCGGCGGCGGCCGTGTCGCCTAAATATTCAAAAGGCTCACCCTGATAATTGATGTTCAATGCGTCGCCACGCATCCTTTGATTGTATTGAACTGAATCTCGATAAAACTTAGCTATGTCCTCGCTATCAGTAAAATAAAGCCCATAACCGTATGCTTGTTTGCCTTCGCCTGTTCCAATCTTTTCTAGCCGAAACTCATCAAAGTCTGCGCCAGAACCGTGAAACGCAATAATGCCGACAGGATTCTCGTCCGTAGGTGGCACAACTTGTGCTGGCTCTGCAATAGGCACATTGTCAACAGATTGTGTTGCGGATGGCACATTGTCGCCTTCCATCAACAGCGTCTGTGGCTGAGTTGGTGTTTGTTGTGGCGCGTCCATTAACAAGCCTTCTGGCGTTGCTACCTGTGGTCTAGGCATAGCGTCAGTCAAGTAATTAACTGCATCACCAATATAAGGCGCAACCTTTGCGGATGCCTTTCCTAGCAACAGTTCGCCACCGCCAGTAAGACCGCCAACAATTCTTGCTGGGTCACGATACTTGGCGTAACCTTCTTGTGGCTTGCCGTAAACAGCCTCGCCTAACGCTTCTGAGCCAGCAACGCTTGATGCTTGTTCCGCTAAGTCTCCAGACTGGGAAAGCATATAAAAAGGGTTTGTCATAAAGAAACGATTTTGTGGCGCATTTTGTGGCGTTACCGCCTGTGCCAAATTTACTGCACCAGAATAGACATCCACTGGCAAACTAGCTAAATCTGTTGTCGTGCCTTGCAGTAAACCAGTTCCAAATTCTGCCCTAGCCATAGGGTCAGTCAACAAGCCAGAAACATAATTCTGATATGCTTGTAGTTTTTGCTGAGAATTGGGGTCAGCAATAGGGCGGTTAAACGCCGCTAAATTTGGCATCTGGTAGGGCGTGACAGCCATTACTTTTTACCTTTTGTCTTCTTTGCGGTCTTTGCCGCTTGCTTAAACGCCTTTGAGGTGGGCGCACCTTTAGCACCCACCTTACGCATTTTCTCGCCACTACCAGCCGCTATACGCTGACGCTTGGCTTGTATATTGGCGTATAATCCACGCTTGGCCATTATGAGCAGTACTTGCCTGTCTTAGAACCGCTTTTCATGCCCTTGCCTTTGCTTTTACCGTAACCCACGCTAACCTCCTGCTATGAAATGTTAATCACGCCGTTCTCAGACGTGATCCTGTCCGACATACTATCAGATTTATGCACAGCAATAAAGTTCCCTGCAAATGGATAGGCAACATAATCTAAATCAGCCAGCCAGCCGGATATCTCAGCGCGTTCAATCTTGATAATCTCAATCAACATGCGAGGCTTGCAACGGTCAATGGTATCTCTCGCGCCAGCAAGCACTTCCATTTCCATGCCCTCGACATCTAACTTGAGAAAGTCAAGATGCTGAAACTCAAAATCATCAATGGCCATGACCGGAACGGTAGCCTTGTGTTTTAGTTCCTGTCCAATGTTCTCGCTCTTGGCGTGTTGCTTTAGCTCCATTGAGCCATACGAACCACTGTTGTTGTAGTCAGGCTTGGGTATCTCTAGCCAGCCTTCTTCTGCGCCCAGTGCCGCATTGAACAGCTTGACGTTGTAACAATTGTTCAGCGCGACATTGCCAGCCAACATATGAAACACATGCTCCTGCGCCTCGAATGACACAATTCTGCCACTATGTCCAAGTGCCTTCGCCCACTCAATCGTGTGTACGCCAATATTAGCACCGCCATCTATCATCGTGATAGGTCTGTCTAGGCTTTGCGCTGAATCTTTTGCTAGGAACTTGACAAGGTTTATTTCATCCATGTCGTAACTGCCCTTGTTGAGCAGTTGGAAGCCAACACCGTAACCAGTCTGTCCATCTGGTGCTAGTGCATAATCATGCCGATTGACAATCATCATGCCGTGGTCAGTGTTGACAAGTACATTAGGCTGGGGTCTAGCCATGCTTGCCTCCTATGTTACCATTTAGATTTGTTCGCCCAGTATGCCGCAGACATCTTGCCCTTGGCTATGTTTTTTGCGTGACGCGCCTTAAACGACTTGCGCCGCGCTTTTTCTGATGCGGTTTGTGGGTTTTTACCTGCCCCAGAAACACCTTGTTGACCATAACGAATGGTTTTGATCTTGTCGCCTTCCTTGGCAACGACAACGTGCGATTTCTTGGGATGGTTGGGTGTGCGCTTCGGCTTGTTATAGCCGGATACACCAGCGCGTTCTAACCGTGGGTCTTTAGGCATCGTATTCTTCCTCAAGCCTAACACGCATCCGCTTGAACGTATCTGTCACATCATCAGCGTCCATGCCAGCCCTGATGCCCCAAATAGCCGCGTTTTCCATCATTGCCACCATCAAAATCTCTGGGTCAACATCATGCGCCGAATGTAAGCCTTGTGCGAAAATATCTATAATCTCGCTGACACCCTCAATGGCACTATCGTCCTCTAGGTCTACGCTCAGATTAAACTCATTAGGAAAATTCACTACGTTGTCGGTCATACTATCCATCCCTTGTTGACGTTAATGGGGCGATTGGAAGTATAGCCTCTTGAGAAGCCACCTGCAACCGCACCCTGTTGAGCAAATGACAAAACAAACGCATCAGCGACATCTGGCGATCTCTGGCCTCTGCGCTTCATCTCGTCCTTGCTTTCAATCTTGAGCTTGCCATTTGACAGGTACTTATACCGCACACTGGTAAGCTCCTGCACCAAGGTCTGATCATCCGGCACTTTACAGTCACGCGCCTCAAACCATTCCCTTGCATTCCAAAATAACTCATCTCTAAGCCTGTTAAACCTGTCCTTTAGGCTGGCAGTTTCACTGACAGATATTGCAACGGCTGGCATGTCAAGCTCACGCAAGCGGTCAGCTAGGCCAGCACCCAGACCAATAGCATCAATATACAACGCCTTTG